TATTGATTCAAAGTTCCTGTTGTTTGTGTCGGTTCAGATGTTGCGGTACATTCACATAATTCACAATCAGGATATGTTAGTGAAGGTAAATCAATTCCTTGGTCTTCACATTTATCCCCCCATTCATTACATCTATTGGTCCATTGATTACATCTCCAATTTCCAGAACCACTCAATAAATTAGAACTACAAATAAATTGTTTAATATTACAAATTATATCTTTAACTTTACAAATTGCCCAAGCAACTATGTGAGCGATAAAAAGAATGATTGTTAATATTGGTTTGGCAATTAATGCCAAAATTGACATCAAAAGATATAATAAATCAAACTGAAATTGAGCATCATTAGCGGGAAAAGGATTATTGGTGCTCTCGCAGGTTTCATCCAAAATGTCTCTAATCGCCATAAATTTCTTTGCCCCTGAGTTTGACCGATATTCAGATATTAACTCCGAAACAGTATAAACTTTATTATACTTCATTTCGAAAAATCGGTCTTCACAATCAACCGCTTCCTGAACCATTTGTTCTCCAATAGGAGTTAGATTACCGGACAAATCAGTTTCTCCATAATCTCGCCAATTTAAACTAAAAGCATATGACGCTTTAATCATCTTGAATCTACCGTCATTAAAGTCGGTTAAAGGATTTGGTGGATTACAATCTACATTTGCTTGTCCGGCTTCCTCGAATGTATATGGGTCATCCGTGGAACCTGACCATCCCCATTCTTTAATATTTGGTACTAAAAATGCCGCTCGTTTGATTTTACCCTGAAGTGTTGCGGGTTGCTCCCACTTTACTTTAAACCTATATCTCGACCTTGTTGGTACACCTATTTTGGGGTCATTTGAAAACGTTCTTTCCCCAAATTCATTAGTATATACAAAATCTAAATTCATTGGTACGTCAATTAACCATGTACCGTTTTCATCTATAACTTTACCCCCATCTTCTAATTGATAAGTCTCTAATATCGGATACCCATCACCATCAATCCCTATTGTCTGTCTTATTGCTAAAATTTCTCCGGGTCCCGCGATTAACTGACACAGATTACCTAATTTACGATTAACTCTACATTTTCTTTTTACGGCTCTTTTGTCTTGGTTTGAAATAATCGAACCCATAAAAATTGCGGCGGGTTGTAGTGTAATTCCCGCCTCTTTAACCAAATCAAAATCTGTTCTTGTTATACCCAACTCACAGACTTCAGGTTGTCCCCACAATGGATAAACCTCAATAACTCTATTAAAACTTAATAGTTGTGGTAAAGTATCTAAATTAGATGATGAATTAAATCTTAATCCCGATATTTGTTTTTCGGTGGCAACCCCAATTCTAATAAGGTCTTGTGGGGCCATCGAAAACTCCCCAATGTCAGATAAATCAATATCTACGTGAATAGTTTGACTTCCAAGTGGTACTCCAAATAACATGAAATCACCGCTGTCATTTGTTTTTGCGGTAAATTTATAATATTTGTCATAAACCTCAATTAACGTAGGATTTGTTAAAACATCTTTTCTAGTCGGGAATGTTCCTGTCGGTGTATGCCCTCCGTGTGATTGTATATACGGTAAAAGGTTATATCTATAACCATCATCATTAACGTCATCTAAAGTCTTGTACGGATATAATTCAGATATTGTAGGATTTTCTTCATCTTCAGCCGTAAGTGGTATAAACACAGATACTTTACAGTTAGGTAATCCTAAACCATTGTTCGCAGTAATTCTACCTACCACAACACCATAATCAGCACAAACTCGATTGTAGATGTCACTTTGAAGTATTTTAAGAGATAATATTTCTAAAGATTCGAAGTCTTGTTCTAACTGTACCTTTATCGATTTGTCTTTTCCGACTTCCGTCCTAATCCTATATGATTTTGGCATTACTTGCGCTATTTTTTAATAAATAGTTTATTGTCTATTTTCAAAAGATAGAGTAAGTTAGAATAAAATAAATTATCAGGAAAAATTGACGGTTTTGAAGTTTTTGACCCTTACTGTAATGTCTTTACCAGGGAACCTTATTTGATAGGTTTGATTTGGTTCGGCAAAAAGTGTATCATCAATTAATTCAATTTCTCTTGTTTCAGGGTCAGCATATCTTTGTGATGTTTGGGATGAAGAATATTGTCCTCCTACTAAATTAAAACAAGTAATATTTGCTAAAGTTATAACTCCATTCTCATTTTGAATTTGTCTTCTTAACTCTGAAATATACACATTCTCACCCATCTGTCTGTTCAATGGACTAAAGAAGTTTGTTACAATATTAATCACTTGAGATATTAATGCTCCTTGATTTTGACTGCTATCCAACACAACTTCAATTATAATCGATAAATCTATGACATTAGCCGACATAACCGAAATGTAATCATTCATCATTCTGAAGTTAGACAAATAATTAGCCACATTACTCTTAAGAGTATTAGAAACAACTTCTGTTAGATTTCCTGTTTCATCGTAAGCCAACATTTGAATTTTAATTTTGTTGTTTTCTTCAGTGATTGCGACTTTTGCTGGTGCTCCAAACTGTGATGGCATTGTTCTGATTATAGAATCATAGTCATTTACTGTCACCGCTCTGTTTTGAGCCGCAAAATTAAATCCTACTAAATTTCTAACTTCTTCGATTGTTGGTATGTTAGCTCCACCGATTGCTGCGGTCACGTTATTACATTTTAATGAATTAACAACACTCGTATTAACTGATGAAGATGGACCATTTACGTAAAAAGAAACCGTTCCTATTTGTGTTATAACATTAACACCGACATTACTACTCAAACCTCCACCAATTCTATACTGAACGAATAAAGTGGTATTAGATTTTAACGTACTACCCAAAGCAAAGTTGTTTGAGTACTTATATAAATCCAATTTCATTCCGTTTCTCGCAAACTCTCTTAATTGTTCATCGGCAGATTGACTTCCTCCGCCGAAAGTCATTTTCATGTAACCTTCAGGTGTAAATTCGGTAATAAACTTATTAGAGGTTGTGATATATTTTCCTACTTTAATACCAGGCGAGTCAGATGTTTTGGTTGGGTCCTCAACAAATACTCTGTCTTGAGCAAGTGCTTGTACTTCATACCATCTGTTATCTAATCCTAAAAATTCTTGGGTTGACGGTACATTAGCATATTGTGTCCCATCTTTTAATAAAACACTAGTTACCCCTAACACATTTTTTTCAGGTAAGAATATCTCTAAAAATGGTTTTACATCATTAGGTGTTATAACTTTTTTGAAAACTTTCGTAATACCATTAACAACCGTTTCTCTTTTTACAATCGTGTAATTAATAAGAATGTTGTTAGAATCAAAATTAGGAATTACTAATCTATTTGGAGCTCCTTCAGCATTAACCGCCGAAGAAAAATCAATATCATATACAGTTTCAAAAACTTGTCCGGCACCATTAACTTGTGACCCTCTTCTCAATATACCACAATATCTCAAGTCTTCTTTATCCCCGAATGCCGGTACTGTAATTGCCAAATCAACTAAAGCAACTGATGGTCTTTGACCTGGTACTTTTAGGCCATAAGTTCTGGCAATATTATATATTGATGACCTCTGTTGAGCATATTGTAATACCGTTTCCTGAATACTTCTATCTATGTTGAAGTGGAGGTTGTCGGTTACCGCAGCGTTCAAATCCAACAATACCGAAAACACGGCCGCGTCATTAACATTATCAATGAGGTCGGGATAATACGTTCTTGTAAAATTAATAAGTTCGGTCCTTATTGCTTCAAAATCCCTTGTGGTATATGATATTTTCTTATTTGCCATGTGCTATTAAATATTAATTATAACAAAATCACTACTATTAAAAACACTATCTGTAATTGTGTAGTCAATTCTTACAACCGCGGTATGCTCCATTTGACCAATACCCGGCACTCTATAAACTTTTTGTCCGTCATCATTTACGTATTCACCCTTTCCTTCTTCACCTTCAGAGGCCGCTTTAACAGAAATTTGAGTGATTGTTAAATTGGGTAAATATTCTTGTACCGACTCACGAATTTCCGCTTCTATTTCAGAAAACGTTGGCCCATCTAAAGGTTCGAAAATAAATTCGTATAATCTAGTACCAAAATCAGGTAAAAAATATCTGGTACCCTTTCTTGTTAAAAGAAGGTGAATTAAATCAGTTCTTATTTCCTCATCTGCGGTTTGAGTTAAAAACAGATACTTACCAGTCTGCGAATCCGCAAAAGGAAAATTTATACCGTATG